GCAACACCAATTCCCAGTGCCGAAGTTGTGTTTGCACTGATTGTAATAGTGCTGGCATCTTTGGCAATTACTGTAGAATTTAAAGGTACTCCAACGGCAGTTACAGTATCGCCAATATTAATATTGGTAGTACTTGGCAAAGTGATAACAGGCCCTGCACTGCCTTGAGCAGCAGTCGTTGCAAGTTGCGTACCTTGAGTAGTTGGACCCAAGTATTTGTGTAATAGTATACCAGTTCCGCCGAGAGTGAACATTTCACTGATACGTCTATCAAAAAATTTATAGTCGTTTGTGTGTCGGCCGTCTTGCCATAAACTTAATCTTGCCACTGTTTTCCCCAGATTATTGTATATTTACCATATTTGACTGGGAATGATTTATCTAGTATAATAGAGATTATGCAGTCACATAGCCCCATGCTCTACAATAGAATCGCAGATGCTCGCCCCATAGTTAGAAATTTGGGCGATGCCAACCTCAATCTAATGTTTCAAAATTGTGTAGCACTTTGGGCAAAACTAGATGGCGAATTTGTAGAGTGTAGACGCCGAAACAGATTAACACAAAAGTACACAGAAATAGCCCAAAATTTGGACGAGGCCCTTGTTGTCTTAGAACAACACTTGACATTTGGCACTTTGCTCAAGATGTAGTATAATATAGTTTTACAGGAGATAACATGGCCCGAGGTCAAAAGATGCCAATGCCGTTCGCGGTGTTCAAACAACAATGTGCGGACCGCGGATACACGAATGCTATAGATCAAACTCAGTATTCAGATCCGCAGTTTATCTACGCCATGCGTACCAACAACGGTATCAAGTGCGAGATCAAGCCCGACATGTATACTTTAGGGCTACAAAGCAAGTACCTAGAGGATATACGCATTGCCTGTGAAGCTGAAGGTTACGAATTTACTAAAAAGACCGGCAAGTATTATTGCATCAAACACGAAGATGACGATGATTGGTTTGAAGTGTTTTTTGATATTGTGGACATAATTGAAAACATTGAAACAATACCACAAAATCGCAGAACCAGTGCAGTTAAGGTGTTCACCAAGGAAGTTGCCGAGCGCAACATCTTTGAAAAGATTGCCAAGCGTTATCGTAACGCCTATGATAACAAAGATCAATATATGCTAGATGCCGCAAGACAATTGCTCAGTGGCGATGACATTGATCATTTGCTTACTGTTGGCGAAAGTGTTGCTAGAACTGATACCAATACTTACAGAGAACACATTGTGCCCTGTATCTTGATTCACAATCATGCAGTTGAAATGACAGTTAACGGGGCAACCATTGCGGCAGTGGCACAAATGATCAAAAGCAATTTGGCAATTGTGCTAATTACAACTGAAGAAGCCGACAAGTTAGATACTGAATTGGGATTACAGACTGTAATGCCCGACGGATGGCAGTTCGGGCAAGACCCTTTTGCCAGGTTAGTGACCGCTAATATTGCGTTAAAATGAACTAGATGTTATAATACTATTTTGGGAGTTAAAGATGGCAACAGTCGCAGGCATTAAGATTAAAACAAAACAAACCAAAGTTCGTAATCCGGCTTTTCACGATGAAAAGTATACCGGAGGCGAACCTGATTGGGATGCTAGTGATATTGAACTAAGCGATGCCGACTTTGACCACAAACTTCGTAAAAGTTTTTACTACTACAATTATTACTACAGTCAAAAAGACGCACGTAAAAATGTGATAGAGTGGTTGCGATTACAAACCAAACGCTATACCAAAGAGCAAATTCGAGCCTTTGAACGCAGTGGCGATCGCAGTATCCCAATGACCGCTTGTTGTATTGTAATGGCGCATATTCGTGCCAACATGCCATTGAAACCCAGACACATTGAGTTCTTGGACGAGTGCATTTTAAAAGCAATTGATGGCGCCGATCCCGAAGTTGTTGAAGTTGTTGAAGAAAAAGTCGTAGTAAAAGCGCCTACAATTCAAGATCGTTTGAATGAGAAAACAAGCGAGATTATCGGCGAGCTAGAAGGGCATTACGATGAAGCAACTCTAAATGTCAAAAGCACATTCAAGCCGTATGATTATCTTGTCAGCAACAATGTGGTACAAAGCCAATTGGGCAAGTACGAAGCAGTTTACAATGCTCGCAAAGCCGAACTTGAAGCGGCAATGGCCAAAAAAGATGCAGACTTAAAAGAGGGGTATTCACACTACAAGGCCGCAGACTTCAAGCGTATGATCAATTGGATTGATAATTTAATAGCTGCGATTGAACAATATCGCGGGGTTAAAAAAGCCACAAAGAAAGCCAGAGTTAAAAAGGCTCCCAGCAAAGAAAAGGTAATTGCCAAACTCAAGTACGCTAAAACGCACGCCGAGCTAAAGATTGTGAGTATCAATCCTGCAGAAATTGTGGGCGCACAAGAACTTTGGATTTACAACACCAAGTATCGCAAGTTAGGCAAGTATGTTGCTGAAGCATACAAGACCTTGAGTGTGAAAGGTACAAGTATCATCAACTTTGATGAAAGCAAGAGCGTATGCAAGACTTTGCGTAAGCCCGAAGAACAACTTAGAGAGTTTGCCAAAGCCGGTAAAGTGCAATTACGCAAGTTTTTGGACGATATCAAGTCCACAGAATCTAAGTTAAATGGGCGTATGAATGCCGAGATTGTGTTACTCAAAGTAGTTTAATCTAGCTCAAACTTTAAATCCTGTTATAAATATACTATAACAGGATTTTTTCATGGCTGAATATAGCATACCCAATACAACCCCGCAGATTGATGGCAACTTAACTGTCTTTGGCAGCATGCCAACTGCCAGCCTGTATGATCCAAATACTGGAACTGGCCCGGGCCCAATTCAATTTGATCCTACTACATTACCTACCCCGGATCTACAACGTGCGGCTATCACTGATTATATTCGTATGCGTTTGGGTGACGGTATCATTGATGTTGAACTAGAACAACAACATTACGAAATGGCAATCAATCAAGCACTTGTCAAATATCGTCAACGTGCCGCCAACAGTGTAGAAGAAAGTTATGCGTTCTTAGACCTATTGCCTGAAACACAAGAATACATATTGCCCAAAGAAATTATGACAGTACGTGCGGCTTTTAGACGCGGTATTGGAAGTGTGACAGGAACAACAGCCAGTCAATTTGAACCGTTTGCATCGGGATACTTGAACACATACATGTTGGTGGCAGGACGTGTTGGCGGACTTACCAACTACGAATTGTTTGTAGACTATCAAAAATTGGCCATGAAAATGTTTGGCGGACAACTTAATTTTACGTTTAACCCAACAACCAAACGTTTGACAATTGTTCGTAAAATGCCGTATGCTTATGGCGGATCCACTGGCAACAGCACCGAACAAAATCCCTATGAATCAGTTTTGCTTTGGGTTTACAATCAAAAACCCGACCAAGTTATATTGAACGATACTTATGCTTTTCCCTGGGTACAAGAATATGCTTACAGCTTTGCCAAACGCATATTGGGACAAGCATACAGTAAGTTTAATACTATTGCAGGACCACAGGGCGGTACCAGTTTAAATGGTGCGGCCATGGTAGCAGAAGCACAAACCGAAATGGAAAGATTAGAATACGAAATTGTTAATTACGTTGACAATGGTATGCCGCTAACTTGGGTAACAGGATAAAATATGAAAATTAATGAAATTATCACAGAAGATTTGGAATTAAATCAACAATTTGACCTCATTGAGGAAATGGTTGAAAGCTGGGCTGCAACTCACGGAGTTGACAGTGATCTTATTTGGGAAGATATTGAGTCGGTTGATGACGCAGAATTACTTGCCGAAGCCGAAGCTTGGCAAACCAGCAAGGGCAAAAACAAAAACGGTGGCCTGAATAAAAAAGGTGTTGCCAGTTATCGTAGAAGCCATCCGGGTTCAAAACTACAAACTGCTGTAACTACCAAGCCCAGCAAGTTAAAGAAAGGCTCAAAAGCTTCAAAGCGTAGAAAGAGTTTTTGTGCTAGAATGAAGGGCATGAAGAAACATCGCGCCGGAGCCAAAACCAAACGAGATCCAAACAGCAGAATTAATAAAGCTCTAAGAAAGTGGCATTGCTGATCGTTGACACGGCTACATAAAAATGTAATAATGCTCTTACGGGAGCATTATTCATGATTATAGGTATATGTGGTTTTATTGGTTCGGGCAAAGACACTGCCGCCGATTATTTGGTTAACTTTCACGGGTATCGTAGAGAAAGTTTTGCAAGTAGTTTGAAAGATGCAGTTGCAAATGTATTTGGCTGGGATAGGATGTTGCTGGAAGGCAGAACTACTCAAAGTCGAGAATGGCGCGAGCAACCGGACGAATGGTGGAGCGCAAGATTGGGTCGAGATATTACGCCAAGGTATATTCTCCAATATTGGGGCACAGA